CTAGTGTTTCTTGTGGCTGCAACATCCCCTTAACGATGATTGACATTTGTCTAGATGCATCCGCAACCTCGCAAACCTCGCCAAGGCGTTTTTTGTATTCAAGTTGTTTTAGTTGCGCGTTCCAGTAAGCTAACTGATCTGACGGTGACATCCCGTCAACGTCTTTTATGCGACTATCCTCAAGCAGTAATCTAAATATCTGCTTGAGGGAAAATCCTTTGTAATTAGTCGTTTCTTTTTCTGGCGTGAGGTGACTTACTCTCGCCGACATTGTGCGTCTATCGCACCCAGCAATAGTAGCCATTTTGCTAATACTGTAATAATCGCTCACAGTACAACCCCTCAAAACTAAAAATGAACAACCGCCAACATAAAAACATTAACAAAAACAATGCGTTGTTTTATTGTGGTGGATCGTCAAAAAAATCAAAAAACTGTCGAAAACCGCGCGCCCGAAACCCCGTGGAAATGGGTACCCCCTCAGGAGTACCTTTTGCCGTCAAGATTCTTGATAAAAATCACTCGATATATTTTTGTTTTGTCCATAAAACATAGCTTAGGACTACCCTCGAGCTATCATCAGATAGTCAAGGTCAGTCCTAATGTATGTGCCTGTATATACCAATAAAAAAAGACCGCACTTTAATTGGCGGTCTTGGTTTGGTTAATCCACTTATTGAGATTATCTACTTGGCTTGCGCATTTATCTCGCTCTGCTGTTACCTTAACAAGCTGTATAACTACATCACCGTATGTCTCACCAGTAAATGCTGTTTTAACACAAGGTGTGGTGTAGGCTTGAGGCGGGTAAATATATTCTGCTTTGGTCGTGACTTTATTTGTACAGGCGGTCAAGAGCAGACTGAGGCAAACGAGTGTGAGCACAAGGCTGTGTCTTAATGATTGTTTTAACTGATTCAGCATTTTCTGTTGCTATCCTTTCTATTTCGTCATTACGTTGCTGTTGCTCAATGACTGCATCACGCTCTTGTTGTAGTGCAATGTTCAATGCTTTGTTGGCATCTTCTTGTTGCTGGATGGTTTGGGCTTGTGCTTGGTTATCGGCCTTTAAGCTACTTATCTTCTGAGATTGATACCAAGTCCAACCGCACAAGCCCAAAATCAAGCAAAGTGCGGTTAGCTTTAAGGCTGTTTCAAATCGGCTAAACATAATGCTTTCTCTTTTTCTCGACGAGAGACTAAACCAGGTAATATCTTTCCGCCTGCATATACCCATTTGGGATATTCATAACAGGCTTGGTGATAATTTCCTGCTCGCAATTGTTTGAATAAAGTGGAATTACGAACCGCACCGCATCCTGCATTAAAGGTAATCGATACGGCAGAATCAAAAACAGACTGAGGCAATGCTCGGCCATTGCCATAATTCAGCACGCATTTCTCGGCAACCTGTATATCGTTTTTCCAGCGCTCAGCAATCTCTAAATCTGTGTATCGGTGTTTTGGATCGACAGGTTGACCACTATATTCCGTTGAGCCAATACCAACAGTTAAAACATCGGCTGGGCATTTGTACGGGTCTCGTCTGCAACCTTCTGCATTGCCAATAATCTCTGCACCTTTAGGACTAAGGATAAGCTCCTCACCAAACTGCGCATACATCAACGTAATAATGCTCGATACTGCACAGACAAATCCTGCTGCACCAAGCGTGGTTCTAGTCCTCGTCAATTTCATCAGGTAGCCCCCGTTTTAACCGCTCCATGCGCAACTTATGGATTTCTTCCTTACGCTCCTCTTCCCTCTTCATCACTCGCCCTTCGGCGCATTTTGAATAGACATTAACAAGTGCGGTCAAAATACCAATCGCCAAACTAAGCAACATAAGGTTATTCTGATCACCTAACCAAGCCAGCACACCAGAAAACCCTGACCATACATAAGTTTGATTTCCCGGGTCTTTAAACATTTTCATACTCCACCCCATTTACAGGGCAATAAAAAAGCCCACGCATTAACGTGAGCTTGTGATATGGCAAAGGCGCAAGGAATCGAACCTCAATTAGCGGTTTTGGAGACCGCTGTCTTACCATTAGACTACGCCCTTATAGTTTGATAACAAAAAAGCCCCGACCGTTTCCGATCAGGGCTGTAAAAATTTATCGGTGAACATCACTTACACTGCGAGCACCTTACATCTAAATGATAGGACAAGATGACAAGGTTTGTCAATAAGTAATTTTGATATTTCTTGCATTTTGTCGTCCAGTTCGCAGAATAACAAACCCAGTTACAAGAAGTTCGTGAATTATTGCCTTCGCTAATTTTAGCTCTTTTTCAACATTCCGTGTCATCGTTTTAAGGCTTGGAATGCGAATATCTGGCTTGCCTGCACATGGCTGCATTTTTATCTCTCCACAGTTTTCACGGAGTTTAACCGCTATATGATTAATAGTGCTTTTATTAACATAATAGGAAAATACGATATAGTGTAAAGTGCGGTCGTTTTTAAGGAAAAATCTCTCAATAACTTCGCTAATCATCATTCCTGTTGAGTCATCGCAAATTGGTTCATTTGGCTCTGCAGGAATGACTGATTGCATTAGTTTTGCAATAATATTTAATTGCGGTTTATCAAGCCTACCGCTGCGCACCCAGGCACCCCATTGATACATATTACGGTCAACAAATTCTTCTTGTTCAATCGTTAGTTCTGGTAACTCGCTAAATTTACGCATGAATGCCTCTAATTTTAATGATTGACTTACCTTTGCTTACTACGCCTTTCTCTTCAATCGAATATTTACGAATAATTTTCCGGTTATCATCTTTAATTAAGCCAGCGCCAACTAAGCTATCAAAAATTCCTTTAGGCAAATTATCAAGGTCGCGCGGACGATTATCGGGAAAGTAAATTTCCATCTTAATTTCAACCGCACTTTCAAATGGATCGAACTGTGAGCAAACCTCAGTAGCAACACGTTTAAATTCCCGTCCTGCTTTTGATATGTAATGCTTACCTTGCCTTGTGTGCTTCCAATAATGATTCACGCTCGGTGGGTATGGCAGACAGATTTCAAGCCAATCACTCATAACTTGCCCTCCTTGCGCAAAATTTGCTGTGTTCGCAACACACCTTCAGCATGTGCTAGGCGGACATATTCAACATCCATTTTTCTAGTTCTACGGTCACATTCATCATGGCAAGATGAGCATGCCCAAGCACCAAAAATATCATCGGGCTTCATACCAACTCCATTTAATCCTGCCATACGATAATGTGCTAATACGGTCGTTTCAGGATTATGATTACAAATACCAGGCAACCGCACTTGACACTCTCGGCCTTTCGCTTCTTTTCTCAAATTACTCATTATCCAAACACCATATTAAAAATCACCCAAACCGCCACTATCCAAAGTACGATTTTTAACTCTAGAATCTCGTCATCGTTTAATTTCATTTAGCTCACCAAACTCATCACACCATAACCAATACCGACTGCAATTAAAATAAAATATGCCAATGTGCTTACGACTAATATCCAGTTAAAAAATCTAGCAATGAATGGGAAAATTAGCCCCAAAAGAAGTGCTAATAAAGGTAAGCTGATCACTATCAACATTAGCGCAAAGTAAATAATCCAGTCCATATCTAACTCCTACCAAAAGAACTCATATAACTGATTTAACGTATTTTCATCGGTTGAATCGTTAAAAATATGCTTGATTGCGGCACTAATTAACGCTTTGTAACAGCTTTCAAACTCCGATTGCTCCATATTTCCATAACTCAAGGATTGCGCCTCAATCCGCAAATCACCTTTAATGTTGTATGTGGATTCGTAAAAACCTGCTAATACCGTTAAATGTTTGCGGAATGTGTCAAATTGCTTGCGTTCATCAAAGTGTTCCCATTCTGTTTTATCTGCAGCCCAATAGCTAAAACAGAACTTAAAAAATGCAAAAACTTTACGGTGGAAAGCTGGATTGCGAGTGCGGATGATTTCAATTTCATACTGCTCGCCATTTTTTAATGATTTCAATTCTTCTGATTCCAGCTCATCAAGTGGTGCAAGAACACCGCCTTGTAACTTAATCACCTGAATTTTTAATCGCCCTTCAGTTCGTTTCCCGTGCGCTTTTTTAATATCATCAACACTACAAGCCATTAACCTATTTCTCCATGCGGATATACCCACCAACCTTTTTCATCATTGGAATAATCATTCCCGATACTCCACACCACGTGCCCACGCATACGCATCTTCATAGGTTTTAAAGCGTTTTCGCACGCGAGAAATCTGCACCATTTCACCATTAATACGTTGCAGCACCCGCACATCTCCACGAAAACAATCGTGCCGTTTATGTTTAATGCCGTGGCGAAAGCCTTTTGTTGAACCGTCGTGATATGCGCTACGGTGAATATAAAAATCTTTCATCATTCGCCCCAGCCAAATAAAAATCGATTTGATTTTTTCTCTTCCTGAATCAATGCACAGACTTCATCGCAGAATTTTTCAAATTCTTCACGTGGCCAGCCTTCTAAATCAAATACCATACCGCTAAATTGAATTTGAGCGCGAATTTGCTCTTTTAATTGAGCTTGCGACATCAACTCTAATTTCATTGGATCTACTTTTTCTTTTGGCGGCTCTGGCGGTGAAACCGTGTCCCATTTATCAGAATTAATTAACCATTCATCAGCGTTAATTATTTTATTCGTGGCGCAGTCATACAATTCACGGTATGTCTTGTTGTTCGACTTGCTTTTATCAACCACCAAGAAAAGCACTGAAATAGGCGTATCTTCAAAGGCGTTTTGAATCAAATTCAACTCGACTAATTGATTCCCAATAACTTCGCGGAGTGTTTTTTCGGTGTTTCGATAGGCAATACCTGGGAACATAATGAAAAACCCAAAACGATGCGCATTGGCTAATCCTTTCAGCATAAAAACATCATCAAGCATACCTGATTTTTTCCACGGGAAATCCGCTTGAATAGCCGCTTTTTCTTCTTCGGCAAGTTCTTTGAATTTAAGTGAGAATGGCGGGTTCATTACAACACAATCACTTTTGGGCTCACTTTGATACA